CAGTTCCGCAAGGCCAAACTATTACGGATATTCCCCAGGCGGCAAAGGATTTCGTCAGCGAAAATAAAGATGGATTACAATCTGCTTTCTGGTACAAGGATAACTTTACCAATGATGGAGGACTACAAAGAGAAATAGTTTCCCAACCTATTACGAATGAAGTTATAAAGGTTTCTAAACCTAAACGTATCAAGACTGATGCAGAGAAAAATGATATTCAAAAAAGATGGGAAGACCGATTTGTAAGAAACTTCAACCAAGCCAAAATAGAACAGAAGATTGGTGTAAAAAAAGGCAAAGAAATGACCTTCGAAGAAGCTAATGAGTTACGGGGAAACATTAATTATGGAAAAGCAAGCGAATATAGTGTAAATTGCCAGTCTTGCGTAGTTGCTAATGAATTGAGGAGACGTGGATATAATGTTACAGCTCTACCAAATCTTCAAAAGACAGGGAACATTCCATATGAGTTATCAATGCGGACCAATTGGGCATGGATCGACCCCAAGACTATGGTTATGCCTAAAAAACAGACTGCAGGAGGCATATATGATATAACAAGATCGGGAGCTTTAAAAAGCAAAAGTATAAAAGAGTTAACCAAAGAATTAGTTGAACTAGTAAAAGAACCGGGAAGATATCATATTGATTTTGCTTGGAAAGGCAAGAATTCTGGGCATATTATTACTCTGGAAAAATTACATAATGGAAAAATAATAATATATGACCCACAAACTGGAAAGATGAAAAATTGGAGAGAACTATCAAAGGAAATAAGTTTGAGATATGGAGTTAATGTATTACGTGTAGACAATTTGTTGGTAAATACTGATATTATTGACGGAATAGTGAAAAAATTATAGTAATGTATCTACATGGTCTTTAGGCATGGAAGTCATTCCCATTATATCTTCTGATTGAGTATATGGTGCTAACGTAGCAACACTATCTTTAACAAGGATAAAGCGAGGATAACCAATACAACATCCTGCATCTTCTTTCCGGGATACTGTATATGCTAAATAGCCGTTCCATTCTCCATAATAGGAAACTTGATCGAATCCATTTTGAAGAGCGAGTTCTTTAGCTTTCTTTCTATATTCTTTCTTCTTATTATCCATGTTGCAAATATAGTCATTGATTCCGGAATAAAATATATAAGCAGGAAAAATTTACTCCCCTTATATTTTAATAGAAAATCGTTATGACAATCATTGATGCAATTAAAAAGAGCTTGAAAGCCGCAGGTGTAAATGAAAAGTACGCTGTAAAGGTTCAGAAACTCTTCAAAATCGAAAAGGAGGAGGATATTGATACTTATATTGCCTTGTTCAAAGACAATATTCTTCCTGATCTTGAAAACACATCCGCAATAGAAAAAGCGAAAAAGGATGCTATTGCCGAGTATGAAAAGAACAATGGTTTAAAGGATGGTAAACCTATCAAATCGGCTAAAAAGACTAAGAAAACAGTAAAATCCGAAGACGATGATGAAGAAGACGATGATGAAGACTTCGAAGATTTGCCCGCATCTGTAGTTAAGCTATTGAAAGCCCAACAGAAGCAAATCTCCGAGTTGACCGCATCGGTATCTTCTGTCGTATCAACAGTCACAACTTCCACGAAACAGGCATCAGCCAGAACACTATTTGCAGATGCAAAACTCCCTGAAAAGTGGTTTAACCGTATTGATGTCAATTCTGAAACTTCTGTTGAAGATCAGATTAAAGAGTTGCAAGAAGAATACGCTGAAATCAGACAGTCGGTAATAGATGACGAGGTCGCCGGTGGCGGTTACAAGCCTAATTCCTACAAGCCCAAAGAACGTTCTGAAAAAGAATGGCTAGAACTTATGGAAGACGAAGAAAACTCAAATAATGGAACTGCCAGTCTTGGCCTCGATGAATAATAACTAATAATTAAAAGCTATGTTCAGAAAAAAACAAAAAGAATTTCAGTATGCTCCCGGAATCGAAAAGATTATTGAGGACATTCAGGGCGGTGGTACTATTGCCCGTGCGGAACTGAAGGGAATCATTGATGAACTTCCTCCGCTTGTTATGGTAGGTAAGGATGCTAACGGTCTTTATCATACTGTTAAGACCGGAAGAATTACGGCAGTTGCGGATGCTGATGCAGTAACTATTCAGATAGCAAAGAATCATGTGTTTAAAGTTGGAGAGGCTGTTACTGTTGGTGGTGCCTTAACTGGAGCTGCTGATGTAATCTCTGCAATCGACAAGACCAACCCAGGCTACGATACGATAACCCTTGCTGGACCAATTGGAGCTGCAGAGATAGGTAATGTATTAGTTCTTGTTACTGCCAAAGCTGATGCCAAAGCCGCCAAGTTCAAATATGTACCAGAAGTTATTACAATGAACAAGGTTGATGTAACGGTTGCTAACCAGCAATCAGGACTTCTGGTACGTGGTACTGTAAATGAGGCAGTAATGCCCTACCCTATTGACGAAGCAATGAAGGAATTGCTTCATTTTATCCGTTTTGTGTAATCCATTAATTCATAATTATGTATGGAAAGAAGTTTAATTAAACAAGTGAACCGTAAGAATATGGGTGCCCGTCTTAACTCGCGTAAAGTTAAGCCGGTATTCTTCCCTAATTTCTTTGGTGTAAAGCAGAAGAACTCTCTGAAATGGGAAACTCTTACTGGCGAAAAAGGTGCACCGGTTATCGCTGATGTTATTTCATTCGATTCTTCCGCACCGCAAAAGAAACGTGAAGTTATCGGCAAGATGTCAGGTGATATCCCTAAGACTGCCGTAAAACGCGGTATGAACGAAAGCGACTGGAACGAATACCAGCAACTTAGCCGGGATTGTGAAGGTGATGCAGACTTGAAATCAATTCTGGACCTTGCTTTTAAAGATCAAGACTTCGTATATAACGCTGTTCGTGGCCGTTTCGAATGGTGGTGTATGCAATTGATGTCTAAAGGTGGCTTCATTCTCAATTCAAGCAATAACAATGGCATTGTTACCGAAGAATTTGTAGGCTGTGGTATGCCTAATGAAAACAAGAAAGTTGCTGCTGTGGATTGGTCTAAGTCTACAACGGCCGACGGCTTACAGGATATTGAGGACACTGTGGTTGCCGCTTCTGCCGAAGGTGTTACTATCAAATACGTAGTAATGCGCAAAGACAGATTTGCTCTATTGAAGAAGCAAAAGGCTGTTATTGAAAAGGTAAAAGGCTGGATCAATCAGAAAGAAAAACTGACTATCTCCAAAAAGGTTATCAATGAATACCTTGCTGCCCAAGAGAATACGGAAGGTGTCCAGATTGTTCTTGTAAGTCCGTCTGTTCGTATTGAGAATGCTGCTCATCAACGTACTACTGTAAATCCATGGGAATCCGCTAATATTTGTTTCCTGGAAGATTTACAGTGTGGCGACATTCAGCATGGTCCTATCGCAGCGGAACATTCTGTTGAATACAAGAAGAAAGCTACAACGCTGAAAAAAGACTTTGTTTTCATCAGCAAATGGTCTGAACTGGAACCGTTCAAGGAGTGGACTAAAGCGGAAGCCAACGCAATTCCTGTAATTAATGATCCTGATGCAATGTACATCATGAAAACTGATGGCCAAGCATGGGAAGAAGGTGAAGATACTGAAAAAACAGATGAAGAGTAAACTATATGGCAACAATCAGAGAAACAATACTGGAATATCCTTCTATTGAGGATATGGAAAGCTTCTTAGATAAGGTAGTCTTCGTTAAGCGGGGCATCAACCCCGAAGCGGAATGTACTACTGAAAACATGAAGCAAGTTGGTCTTTGTGTCGCTGATACGTACGCCATGTTAGTAAACTCACAGGATTTCAGTGAGAATAAGCTTTCTATCACTCATCCCCGTTCTTTCTATATCCAGACTGCAAAACAACTGTATATAGAAAACGGGGAGCCGGAGAAAGCCGGTAAACTCGGGAAACGAATAATTATCAAAGGAAAGGCTGGTAACAGATGGTAAAACGATATCCACATACAGCGATAGTCACTATCGACGTTAACGGAAAGACAGTAAACGGTGAATGGGTTCCGGGGAAACCGATTGAAATATCCGTTCCCGGACGTTATGATCCTGTAAGTGATGGTACTGTTGTCTATAAACGTAATTCTGCTGGTGATGAAGCGCAAATACATGGCTATTTCTATACCAAAATGCAGCCACCGGCCGGTAGTAAGTTTTTGCGTTTGAAAGTTGATTCCAAAGGCGTAGATGTACCAATTATTTGTTGGGAATCTTATCAATCACATTCAATTATCAACGTATGAAAAATGGCATGACTC